AAAGAAGTTGTGATATCTTCTAATGATCCAGTAGACGGTTGGATTGCTGAATTAGAAGCGGTTGTTGATGCACTAGATACTAAGTTTGATTTTTACAACTTCGCTCGCCTGAAGAGCATGAATAAGGTTCAAGTTGAAAAGATCACTACATATTACAATAGGGAGTATAATGAGTTAGTAGAGACTAAACGTGGCAAATCTGAAGATCTAAAAGAAGCATGGGGTCATCTCGGCCGTAGTGGGCTTGTAGAGAGGATTGCTTTCTTTGAGAAGATGGTTTCAGAACTTGAAAAACATATAAATAATAAAAAGATCGTAAGACGTGCTCGCAAACCAAAAGTTAAATCCGCGAGTCAATTGATCAAAGGTGTTAAGTTTTTAAAAGAAAGCAATGAACTGAAAATAGTTTCGATCGATCCCACATTATTACTTGACGCGAAACAACTATGGGTATATAATGTTAAGTATAGAATATTGACACGATATGATGCTTTAGAAGGTGGCCTCAAGATCAAGGGCACCACGCTATTAAACTTCAATCCTGAGTCTAGTCTATCAAAGAAGCTTAGGAATCCTACAGAACAATTGTCTGATTTTATTGGAATGGGAAAGGTTAAAGTTAGGACTTTCATGGAGAATATCAAAACCATAGCCAGTGTACCGACTGGACGTTTAAATGTACAATCACTTTTAGTTAAGGCGATTTCATGACCAACATTATACAATTTCCCTCTTTTAACGATTTAGAAGGAGAAGAAAAACCTCGACTACCTCAAACAGAAAATGAGGTGATGAAAGCTATTGCAGTAAATCGTATGGTATATGTAGATGATATTGTAAATCAGATGTTTTCTAACATTGCTACTAAATTATATCATCAAGGTTATCCAGTAGATGAAGAAGTATTCTTTAAAGATTTCATCTTGATTGGTGAACTTACAAGAAGTATTTTATATAATTCAGTAGGGGTAGAACATCCTTTATATGATATAGTAACTAAAAATCGAACAAAGCTACAGAAGTTAATTGACAATGGAGATATTCAATTTAATAATACAGAAGATGATGACGATGACGATGACGACTCATATGAGGACGATGACGAGTAACTGGAGTGAATGATGATATTATTAGATTTTTCGCAAGTATGTTTATCAAATATTCTTGCGAGTGGCAATAGAGATTTTAGTGTGGATCTTATTCGTCACCAAGTACTAAATTCTATTCGGGGGTTTAAAACTCGATTTTCGAAATACGAAGAACTTATCATTTGTTGTGATGATAAGAATTATTGGCGTAAGAAAATCTTCCCATACTATAAAGCTAATAGGAAGAAGACTCGAGAAGAGTCTAAATTAGATTGGTCGGCTATCTTTGATACTTTACATACAATCAAAAGTGAGATTAAAGACAATCTACCCTATCCAGTTTTACAAATAGAATCGGCCGAAGCAGATGATATTATTGCAACTATGGTAGAACGCTATCATAGTGAAGATATTATGATTGTTTCTGGTGATAAGGATTTTGCTCAACTACAACGATATAAAACTGTTTCGCAATATTCACCTATCACTAAGAAATTAATTAAAATTTCTGATCCATTGTCGTATCTATTCGAACATGTTATTCGTGGAGATTCGAGTGATGGTGTACCTAATATTCTATCTAACGACGACACTTTTGTTGTTGGTGGCCGACAAAAACCATTGACAAAGAAGCGTGTTAGTGCTATGATAGAGGATATGGTAAGAGGTATTACACCATTTGATGGCGAAGTTAAAAGAAACTATTTGAGGAATATACAACTAATTGATTTATCTCGTATCCCAGATAGCATTCGTAAAGATGTTATAGATACTTATAGTAATTATGAACGTAATGATCGTTCTAAGTTGCTCAATTACTTTATTAAGAGTAGACTGAAAAATTTAATGACTGATATACAGGAGTTTTAGATGAAAGACGGAATAGCCGAAGTTATTTTGAAGGCTAGTAAATTAAAAACTGAGAAAGAAAAGATTACATTTCTACAGAATAGTAATAAGACATGTGAGCCTTTAGCCACGGTTTTTCGATTGATGTTTGATCCAACAATCGTATTCGACCTACCTGAAGGGCCACCTCCATATACACCAAGTCCTAAAGCAAATGATTTACAGAATTTTCTGTATAGTGAATTCCGTAGAATTACTTATTTTATTAAAGGACAACATAAAAACATTAAGACTGCTAAACGTGAAACGTTATTCATTGAATTCTTAGAATCAATGGATCCAGACGATGCTAGTTTATTAGTATCTATTAAAGATAAGAAAAGCCCTTACAAGAGTATCACTAAGAATTTAATCAAGAAAACTTACAAGGAAGCGAAGGATTGGTAATGTCTAAAACTTTTAGAACCCACGGATCAAAATGGGATGATGATGATTATAACGACAGTCCAGTTCGGGTGAATAAATTTAAGAAGATTCGTGAGAGCCGTCAAAGACGTAGTATCGAAGAAAACTTACAATATGAAAATAATGATAATGCTTCAGAAAATACCAAATATTAAAAGAAAACGCGCTATCATTGTAGGCAATGGTACGTCTCGTTCTTCTTTTGATTTAAACAAGATACCACTTCTATCTGAAGTATATTCTTGTGGTGTTGCATATAAAGGATTAAAAGACTTAGATCGTATAAATCTTTATAATGTAACTATCGAAGAATATCGCAAAAAGATGCTAGAAGAAGCTAATCTTTTTAGTAGTAGTAGAATTTTATTTCCAGATGTAATAGAAGATCATGTCGAATCTTCCTTATATCATGGCCATACAGGACCTAGACCTAGATCTAATACTGGTATGTACGCAATGAAATGTGCTATTCTTAATGGTAATTCAATCATATACATATTAGGATTTGATAGTCTTATCAAAGATGACACTAAACAATCAATAAGTAATATGTTTGATGGTGCTGCTGAAACTAGAACTAATGCAAAAGATAATCCAAATAGAATTCGGTATCTAGATTGGTTTATGTCTCATAATAACTTAGTAGATTTTGTATTTGTCTTTGATAAGCAATATGAATTCTATAACTGTCAATCGACTAATATGCACGGATTATCATATGAATTGTTTGAGAAAGAATTAATTAATGAACAACCTTTTTGATCCGCTAGAAAGTGCTGGTAAAAAACAACTAACTATTTTCATAGGATATGATTCAAGAGAAGATATATGTGCTAAAATTCTAGCGCATACTATTCGTAATTTCAAATCTGATATTAGTTATAATATCATTCCATTAGTCTATAGTCAATTATATGCTTATGGATATACTAATAGAGAGTTGGACAAACGTGGTTCAACTGAATTCACTATGACTAGATTTCTATCTGCACCTATAGTTAATCGCGCCGCTTCCGCGACCTGGCGGCCATGGATGGCATCCAGTGGCCACGCCTTAGCATTGTTTCTTGATTGTGATATGATGTTTACTCGTTCTGTAGACGATCTTATCCTTGAAGCAGATCTTACTAAGCCAGTATCAGTTTGTAAACATGATTATACTTCTTCTTTTTCTTTTAAGATGAATAGAACTAATCAAGAATCTTATCCTAAAAAGAATTGGAGTAGTGTTACATTATGGAATTGTAATCATGAAGAAGTTTCTAATCTTACATTAGATTGGGCTAATATTAATGAACCATCTTACTTACATCGTTTTTCTGAATTTAAAGAAGAAGATATCGGTTCTTTAGACAAGCGATGGAATTATCTAGTTGGTGAAGGTATGGATAGAGAAGAATACTATGGATTAAAGAAAGATGAATTGCCATACAATATTCATCATACACTAGGTTCTCCTGTATTTAGATTATATCAAGATTCAGAATATTCAGATTTATGGAAAGAAAATTTCAAAGATCTAATGAAACGCCCATTTGATGAAATTAGGGACACTGTTCGTAATAAATAGAACATGGAGACAGACTATACGCTAAACTCCCCGTGTATTGGAGTTTGCCATATCAACACTAAGACTAAGTTTTGCTTGGGTTGTTGGCGTACTTTACGGGAAGTAGCACATTGGTCTCGCTATGAAGATGATGAAAAGCGTAATGTTTTAGATACAATACAGACTCGTATGGCCAATAGATGATAATATATTATAGGAGAGTTAATGCCAAATTATACTTTTTTCAATGAAGAGACCGGCATGGAATGGGATGAGTTTTTGTCTATGGCAGACAGAGATACGTACATCTCCACACATCCACAAGTAAGACAAGTATTCAATTCCATGAACATCGTTGGTGGTGTTGGTGGTATTAAGAATGATGATGGTTGGGGTGAAGTTCTGCATAAAGTTTCCTCAGCACACCCAAACAGTGCTTTAGCTGCATCCATGGGTTCTAGTCAGTCAACAAAGGAGGTAAAGTCTAGGCGAGCAGTAGATAAATGGCGCGCTAAAAGGATTGCAAGGGGGGACGCTGCGGGATAGTATTTTTCAATCTAACATAGAGGTACGAATAATGTCCTTAGTTACTGTAGAAGAATTCAACAATAATATTACTCACTTTCCTGGAAGGCTTACAAGAAAACAAAAAAAACAAATTCGTAGAAATAATAATAATTCTTTAAAGTTACAAAATGTTGTACCGAAAACAGAAAATCAGGGGAAAACGTTTAAGCTATATAATAAAGAATACAATCTACTTCTACACGGTTTAGCAGGGACAGGCAAAACATATATATCTCTTTATCTAGCTCTATACGATATCATTAACGAATGCACAGAACAAACATGTATAACTATAGTAAGATCTGTAGTTCCAACCCGAGACATGGGGTTCTTACCAGGAACAGATAAAGAAAAATCAAAAGTATACGAAGCACCTTATATTAATATTTGTAATGATCTATTTGGCCGAGGGGATGCATATGATATACTTAAAGGTAAAAATCTTATTAAATTCGTCACCACATCTTACGTTAGAGGGATAACACTAGAAGACACTATAGTAATTGTAGACGAAGCACAAAACTTAAACTTTCACGAATTAGACTCTATTATTACTCGACTTGGAGAAAATAGTAGAATTCTATTTTGTGGAGATTTCAGACAAAGTGATTTAATTCGTAGAGATGAGCGAAAAGGACTCTTGACATTCATGCGGATTCTTGATACAATAGAAGAGTTCAAGACAGTGGAATTTCTAGAAGATGACATTGTTCGAAGTAAGTTGGTTAAATCATATATTATTTCTAAGATAAGGAATAATGTTATATAGGAGGTAAGAAATTTAGCTATGCGTGATAAATTGATTGAGTTAGTACTAGATTATTGTACAGCCCCTGGTAAATATGCTTCTCTGGGTGACGAAAGGAGGTTTCCATATAAGACTAATGAATTGAAGAAATATAGTAATGAGTATCTATTAGAGTTGTTAGAAGATTTTTTAGAATATAAAAGTCTTGATATTACAGCAGTAGATAATACATACTCAGAAGATGTAGGGAATGCTGTATCTGATGATATTCTATTCGGTGGAGAAGGAGATGATCCTTTATATGGTCATTATGACCATATGGAATTCGATCCATTATTCCCTGTTGATTCTAACTATAGTGATTGGGAGATCAACCACTGGACTACTGAAAATAATAAGAAAGTGAAATAAATGTTTGTACATAATACCCTTGAAGTTCCCGAACTTGAAGCAAT